ATGTTACCATATGCATTGGTTGCAGAAAATGGTTGGAAGCAATTATCGATGACTGCAAACCAAGATGCAAAGTTACAATATTACCTAGAAAAAGAATTTGAAGGTATCGGATTAACGATAGGAGAGATGCAAAGAAGATTAGACCAACAAAAAGCACAGATGCAAATGCTCAATCAGAGGACTTCGCAACCTTAGCTTTTTCTTTTAGTTCTTTTATTCTCTCGTTTATCTCTTTTCTTCTATCTGTTAGTGCATTAATTCTATGCGATATAGTTCTAGATTCATCTCTGTATAAATGAATCCTAGTTTCTAACTCTTCTAGTGATAGTTCTGCTTTCATAATAAATAATAAAGGGTGTCCAAACTTTGCAAAATGAAGCTAAAACAAAGCAGAGAGCCTTACGGACATCTCACACCCTTATAAAAATCTTCCTACATAATGGTCAAATACAAATGTTCCACTCGTGTCTCTTTCTCCTTCTCTGTTCTTAACCAATTTATACTCTAACTCTACATACGGTTGCCCATTCTTGTCAAGCTTTTTACTCATTTCTATGTCTCCATTTTTAGGATACATCATTAAAATAATATCTGCATCATTCTCTACATCTCCACTATCTTTTAGGCTATAAATATTAGGTTTACCACTCTTTGCACCCTCTCTATTTATCTGTGCTAAAAGAACAACAGGTACATTAAGTTCCATTGCCATTTGCTTGATACCATGAGATACTTCTGCTATGCCATCACACTTTGACATCTTTCTGTCCCAAGGTATAAGTTGCAGATAATCAATAACTATATATTCTATGTTATGTTTTCTTTTTAACTGCCTGCTTCTCGCCTTTAACTCCGTGATATTCTTAACATAGTTGATGATATGGATATTAGAATTACAAAGTTTTTCCGTAGCTTCCATCAATTCAGTAAAATCCTGATCCTTATTTAGCTTTGTATTGCTGTGGTTGATATTTTTACCTGATGATATCTGCGTCATTCTCTTCATTATCTGGTCAGCAGGCAGATGTTGGTGCTGAGATTACCATAACTTCTCCTCTTCCTAGTCCACCTTCAGGTAACTTATCATCAAGATGAGATATTCCTGTTGGTGTCTTATGTGATACATAAGTGCCATCCTGCATCGCTTTCAATGACCTCAGGAAAGTATCTACATTAGCACCTAGTTTTGTATTTTGTATTTCTCCACTATCTAGTGAGTCTAATGATTTCTCAATATTACCTAATACTGTTTGATAATCATTACCCTCCTCGATAGCCTCTATTGCTAATCTTGACGTTCTAATAATTTCTCTCTTATTAGAATTTTCTTTTATTATGATAGCAGACGATTTCGACTGCACACTTGTTTCACAAGATTCTAGTACAGAGTAAATATATGGTACACCACCTATCTCCTCTAATAAATTCTTACTTTTTAGTTCCTCTACTAATGATAATTCATCAACAGGTTTGTTGTCATTGTAGATTTTTTTAATGCTAGAGAAGATGATTTTGTTATTCTCATAGTAAAAGTCATCATCATTTACTATGGTGATAGCTTCTTCTAATTTTTCGTCTTCTCTGATGCAACAGGCTAATAATATTCTTTCTGCTTGTGGGGAGTTAGGTGTTTTTGAGTCCGTCATATAATTGCTTCATTTGTATAGATATTGCGTATGATGTTTGTTTTATTGATTTCACTAATATGGAATTAGTTTCATCAAATCTGTTATCTGATAGTGATTCAGTTAAATCCTTTAATACTTCTATACCCTCTATAATTTGCTTCATCTTTATTTCGTTTGGGTTATCTTTGAAACTTTTTAAACTCATGATATTTTTTTACATTACTTGCTGATAATAGATAATTCCTAGCACACACTTTACATCTCATTCTGAATTTCTTACCCATCTTTGTAACCTTAACTCCATCTCTAACAACGTCAGTTGATGAACATTCGGGGCAAACCCAAGGGTCATATCCATTTAATATACCAGTATGTGTTTTGTTCTCCTCATATTTATGCAGTTTTTTAAATACTCTTTCAAGTAAAACCACATCTTTTTTACAATATTTTACCATATCAGCCATAGCCTTTTTGCTATTGTTAAGTAATATATCTTTCCATAACTGATATGATGTGGATATTTTACCTTCTCCGAATAGTAACTTACCTAAATAATCCAATCTATTAGAGTTGAATCTAAATTTTTTCCTAGCAATTTTTAGTGTATCTACGCTATTGGGTGCTCTATGGGGCTCTAAATCGTGAAAGATAACCCTAGAGTTAAAAAACTTAATATCGAAATTGTCTCCGTTATGTGCTACTATCTCATCTGCGGTATTTAGTACATCGATGAAATTCTTAATCATCTCCTTATCATCGCCCTTATCCCAAGTCAAAGCGTGTACTGTTTTGCGATTCTCCCACTTATAGCATATGCACATAATCGCCCTCTCTTGGACTATGCTATCGTGTTGTATATTTAATTTATAACCAGTTTGCCAAAATAAACCGACATTGGGAGATGTTTCTATATCCCAAAAGAGTCGGTTTATCTTGGTTACTGGCATAGATAATGGTAAATTAGAAAGGAATATCTTGACTTAGGTCTACCTCTGTCTTGGGTTTCTCCTCAGTTTTAATCTCACTTAGTTTGTGTGAGTAATATTTTAAGCTACCTTTTTCATTTAGCCAAGAAGCAATATTTACTTTCTTGCCCGCCATATCTTTTGGAATAGTAATAGTACCTAATAGTTGTGGACTACTTTCCGATGTCTTCTTTTTGTTAGGGAATGAAGCTCCTGTACCCTCTTTTTGTACATACTCACTCATAGTAAGTCATCTTCCTTTGTTTTATTGTTAGAAGATTTTTTATCATCTTCGTGTTTATTTAATGAGTCTGCATCTTCATTATTGTCTAATAATAGCAGACCTTGAAAAGCTCTTTTGCGAGCATACGTTGCAGTTGCACCCGTAAGTTGACTAGCGTCCATACCTTTTTTATCATTTGGTTCTCTTGCTTGTGCTCTTACTGAGATACGCTCGCCCGATTCAGAACATACAATAGTTATTGTAGACTCTACATAGAATCTTTCTCCTATTTGTTTTACCTCATCGTCCATTAAGAAGCAAACTTTGATGTTTGCTAAAAAGGGTTTTATTGCCTCGCAAATATCTTCGATACTTCTGTATCCATACTTGCCAAAAGCATTGTAATTACCCTTGCCACATTTTAATACTGCTTGTAATTCTTGCAGTTTTTTTGTTATATATTTTTGCATTTCTTTTTGATAGTTAATCTATATAGTGAAAGTCTTTCGTGAGCATTATTACAATTATTGATATCATCGTTTGTAATGCCCTCTTGTTTCATTAATATGACCTGTTGGAATTTGTTTTGATTTTTGAAATATCTTGTCATCTGCCTAAAGCCGACAGGGTGCAAGATTGATTTTTGTTCGGTTTCGATATAAGTTATGACATTTTTTAATATTTGTGTCAAGCTTAATTTACTACTACCGCAAAATCTTTTATGTGCATTTTCTATTTTACCTAAAAATAAATTAGCATAGTTGTCGATTACGCCTCTCACCATATAGTTATCGTGAGAATGGTCCAATACAGGATACGTCATCTTTACTCCCAGAATAGGACATTTTTTAGGCTTATTCTTTTCCCTGTATTCTTTTATTTTATTCTGAGGTAGGTACTTCATATATATCTTTTATCGTTACTCTCGCACCACCTTTTTTTAAGTTACCAGAATTATTTTTATCTGGTCTGTTTACCAACAGATATGAGATAGCCTGTTTCTCATCATTTGCCCAGAGGGTTCTGCTACCTGTGTAATCTGATGGCATTTCGTGGTGTAAAAATGTTATGAGATATTTCCTAGCCATTACTCATCATCTACATACGTGTAACCTTCGTCCTGTATATCTTCTACTCTTTCCTCGACAGTAATAACATCATTCATATCTATTTTTTTATAGTTATGATTAGTCATATCTAATACTTCCTCAATGATATCGGCATCTGTTTCCCTGTATTTCGTACTGTAATATACTTGATGTTTGATTGTAGTTGTTACTAATACTTTATATAATCTTTCTTCGCTCATTTTATCCAATTTGGTTTGTTGCTAGTCCATCTAGCAAATGGTTTATCTAATTTATAATATAATCTGTACTTGCCGACTACATCTGATTTGTCAAAATCGGGGTGCTGACGACAAGTCATATGGTCGCTAATAGCAATGGCAAATTCTGTTTGCTCAGAACTTGGGTCATTACTACTGCGATGCATATTGAGTAAAGCCCACTTTAGAAAGTCGGCTGAAAAATGTGGATTGAAACCTCTGTCTTTACGCTCTTCCTCCATCTCTAATGAGTGTAGTAAAAGCCAAGATAGGTTAGCCATAGTTTCTCTCGCCCATATGGAGCAAGGGTGTTTCCAATAGCTATATTTTCTAGGTGTACCTTTTTGTGTCTTTGGTGCATCTTCTAATACATCTAATGGAAAACAGTTTGCTACCATTTGTGCTGATTCCAATACCATCTTGTTACAATGTTGGTCACATAACCATTTTGCTGATTGTAAGGGGTCTTTATCAATGCAAAATATGTTCATGTAACTTCCACTTCATCAAGTTGTATTCTTGCATTGTGTTCTACTTGCATAGCTTCAACTATGTCATTCATCAAATCAAAGTTACCGTTTTTCATTCGTAACTCAGCTTGATGGGTTAGCTCTAGTAATATAGCTAGAGCATTATCTTTTGTTATCTTCATTTGTTCCATAATTTTATTTGGTTTAATTAATATTATTTAATGTAAAATATAAATCTCTTGCATCTAAGAAAACTTGTATACCCTTGTCAACCTTTTTTTTACTCCACCATTTAAAATATGGTACGCCACTAGAATTATCTATACATACACTACATACTTTTGGTATATAACTTAGATTGTACAACTGTTGTACAAAAAATGATTCTATCGACAGTTGATAACAATCACTATCATAGAATTTACCTTTATCTTTACATTTTCTGAACTTATAATCCAACAAAACATACATATCATTCTGTTTTGCTAACAAATCTATCGAACCTGCTACACGCAA